GACCGGCACCGGATGCTCTCGGGCCGCGCCTCGGCCGAGCCCGGGCGGTATCGCACGGTGCGCACGCCCTACATGCGGGAGATCATGGACCGCCTGTCGCCCGGCGATCCCACGCAGCGGGTCGTGTTCATGAAGGCCGCGCAGGTCGGGGCGACCGAGGCCGGGAACAACTGGATCGGGTTCGCCATCCACCAGGCGCCGGGGCCGATGCTGGCGGTCCAGCCGACGGTGGAACTGGCCAAGCGCAACTCGCGGCAGCGGATCGACCCGCTGATCGACGAGAGCCCGGAGCTGCGGGAGCGGGTGAAGCCCGCGCGCTCGCGCGACGCGGGCAACACCATGCTGTCGAAGGAGTTCGCGGGCGGCATCCTGATCATGACGGGCGCGAACTCGGCGGTCGGGCTGCGCTCCACCCCTGCGCGCTACATCTTCCTCGACGAGGTCGACGCCTATCCGGCGTCCGCCGACGAGGAAGGCGATCCGGTGACGCTGGCCGAGGCGCGGTCGCTGACCTTCGCCCACCGGCGCAAGGTGCTCCTGGTCTCGACGCCCACGATCCGGGGGCTGAGCCGGATCGAGCGCGAGTACGAGGCCAGCGATCAGCGCCGGTTCTTCGTGCCATGCCCGCATTGCGGCGCGATGCAGTGGCTGAAGTTCGACCGGCTTCGCTGGCAGAAGGTCCGCCCGGAGACGGCGGAGTATCACTGCGAGGGCTGTGACGCGGCAATCGCGGAACACCACAAGACGGCGATGCTGGAGGGCGGGGAATGGCGCGCGACCGCCACGGCCGCCGATCCGACCACGGTCGGGTATCACCTCTCGGCGCTCTATTCGCCGGTCGGCTGGCTGAGTTGGGAGCGGATCGTGCGGTCATGGGAAGCGGCCCAAGGGTCGGACGAAGCGATCAAGGCGTTCCGCAACACCATCCTTGGCGAAACCTGGGTCGAAACCGGGGAAGCCCCTGACTGGCAGCGGCTCTACGACCGGCGCGAGCGCTGGAAATCCGGCACGGTGCCTGCGGGCGGGCTGTTCCTGACCGCCGGGGCCGATGTCCAGAAGGATCGGATCGAGGTCGATGTCTGGGCCTGGGGTCGCGGTCTGGAAAGCTGGCTCGTCGATCATGTCGTGATCGAGGGCGGCCCCGATCGGCATGACGCCTGGTCGGAGCTGACGGCGCTGCTGGATCGAAGCTGGCCGCATGAACGCGGCGCGCATCTCAGGATCGCGCGGCTCGCCATCGACACCGGCTACGAGGCCCCGGCAGTCTATTCCTGGTCGCGGGCGCAGGGCTTCGCACAGGTGTCGCCGGTCAAGGGCGTCGAGGGATTCAATCGCTCGAGCCCCGTGTCGGGCCCGACCTTCGTCGACGCGACCGAGGGCGGCAAACGCCTGCGGCGCGGGGCGCGGCTCTGGACCGTGGCGGTGTCGACCTTCAAGGCCGAGACCTACCGCTTCCTGCGGCTGGCGCGGCCGACCGAGGAGGACATGGCCGACGGGGCGGCGTTCCCGCCCGGCTCGGTCCACCTGCCGCACTGGGTCGAGAACGAATGGCTGAAGCAGTTCGTGGCCGAGCAGCTGGTGACGGTGCGCACGAAACGCGGCTTCGCCCGGCTGGAATGGCAGAAGCTGCGCGAGCGCAACGAGGCGCTGGATTGCCGGGTCTATGCCCGCGCCGCCGCCTGGATCGCGGGCGCGGACCGCTGGTCTGAGGCGAAATGGCGCGATCTCGAGGATCAGCTCGGGGCCGCCCCCACCGACACCGATCCCGCCGGACAGATCAACCGGCCGGGACAGGCCCCACAGGGCAAGCGCCGCTCCGACTGGCTCGGGCGGCGCGGAGGATGGTTCTGAACATGACGGACTGGACGGAAACCGAGCTCTCGGCGCTGCGCCGCGCCTATGCCAGCGGCACGACCCGCGTCAGCTATGACGGCAAGTCCGTCGACTACGGTTCGGCCGAGGATCTGCTGGCGCGCATCCGCACCATCGAGCGTGCCATTGCCGGAACGACACGACCGTTGCCGGTGGCCGGGCTCGCGGGCTTCTCGCGCGGGGACCAGTGATGTCGGCGACCTGGTTCGATCACGCCATCGCCACGGTGGCGCCGCGCATGGCTGCCCGCCGCGTCATGGCGCGTCAGGCCTTCGAGACCCTGACGCGCGGTTACGATGGCGCTGCGCGCGGGCGGCGGACCGAGGGCTGGCGCGCGCCGGGCTCCTCCGCCGACACCGAGATCGGCGTCGCCGGGGCGCTGCTGCGCGACCGGATGCGGGATCTGGTGCGCAACAACCCGCATGCGGCCAAGGCCGTGGCGGTGCTGGTCAACAACATCATCGGCGCGGGCATCATGCCGCGCGCCGCCAGCGGCGACGACAAGCTGGATCGGAAGGTCGACGCGCTGTTCGAACGCTGGACGGCGGAGTGCGACGCGGACGGCCAACTCGACTTCTACGGCCTGCAGACGCTGATCTGCCGCGAGATGGTCGAGGCGGGCGAGGTTCTGGTGCGCCGCCGCCTGCGGCGGGCGAGCGACGGACTGCCAGTGCCGCTGCAACTGCAGGTGCTGGAGGCCGACTTCCTCGACGCCACGAAATCCGGCGCCCTCGGCGCGGGGCGGCTGGTGCAGGGAATCGAGTTCGATCCGGTCGGCAAGCGCCGGGCTTACTGGCTGCATGCCGAGCACCCGGGCGATGCCCATGGCGCCTTGCAGAACGGTCTGCAGAGCCGCCCGGTCCCGGCGAGCGAGATCGCCCATGTCTATGAGAAGCAGCGCACGCAGGCGCGCGGGGTTCCCTGGGGCGCGCCGGTCATACGGTCCCTGCGCGATCTCGACGATTACGAGGTCGCCGAGCTGGTCCGCAAGAAGACCGAGGCCTGCGTCACCGCCATCGTCTTCGGCGACGACGAGGCGCAGCAGGGCATCGCGCCCTCCGTGGTCGATGCCGACGGCAACCGGGTCGAGCAGTTCGAGCCGGGGCTGATCGCCTATGCCCGCGGCGGCAAGGACATCCGCTTCAACCAGCCCTCGGCGACCGGCGGCTACGGTGAATACAAGCGGGCGAGCCTGCACACGATCTCGGCAGGGTTCCGGGTGCCCTACGAGCTGCTGACCGGCGATCTCAGCCAAGTGAACTATTCCTCGATCCGGGCGGGGCTCGTGGAGTTCCGCCGCCAGGTCGACGCCGTGCAGTGGCAACTCTTCATCCCGATGTTCTGCGCGCCGGTCTGGCGGTGGTTCACCGAGGCCGCATGGGCCGCGGGGCAGATCCCGTCGCCCATCGTACCGGTCGAATGGTCGCCGCCGAAGTTCGAGGCGGTCGATCCGCAGAAGGACGCAATGGCGAACCTGCTGTCGATCCGGTCCGGCACCATGACGCTGGCCGAGGTGATCGCCCGGCAGGGCCGCAATCCCGATGCGGTGCTGGCCGAAATCGCCGCGACGAACGCCAAGCTTGATGCGCTGGGGCTGGTGCTCGACAGCGACCCTCGCCGCGTCACCAAGACCGGCAGCGCGCAGACCAGCGATCCGGCCGACGACGACCCCACCGCCGATGCGGATACCGACCCGGCGCAGGCCGACCAACAGGACTGACCCCATGGACACGATGATCGAACTGCCGGCCATGCGCCGGTCGGCGGAGCTTGCGCCGAACACGGCCGATGCCGACAGCCGCACCGTCGAGGTGATCTGGTCGGCCGGGGCCCGCGTCCGGCGCGCGACCTTCTTCGGCGAGCCCTATGACGAGGAACTGAGCCTCGACCCGGCCCATGTCCGGCTCGACCGGCTGAACGCGGGCGCGCCGTTCCTGAAGGTGCACGAGCTCGACACGCTCGACGCCGTGATCGGTTCGGTCGTGCCGGGATCGGCGCGGATCGAGAACGGCCGCGGCATCGCCTTGGTGCGGATCAGCGAGCGGGCTGATGTCGAGCCGATCTGGCGCGACATCCAGGCTGGGCACATCCGCGCGGTCTCCATCGGCTACCAGGTCCACCGCTTCGAGGTCTCGAAGCCCGAGGCCGCGCGCGAGCTTTGGCGCGCGGTGGACTGGACGCCGTTCGAGGTCTCCGCCGTCGCGGTTGGCGCCGACCCGGCCGCCGGTTTCCGCACCCAGCATCCCCTTCACGACTGCGTCCTTCACCGCCGGGACGCCCACACACCGCAAGGAGCATCCCCGATGACGGACAAGACCCAGACCCCGGCGCGCGACGCCGCAACCCCCGCCACCACCCAGCCGACCGAGCCGGTCGAAACCGAGGACACCCCTATGACCGAGCCGAAGGCCACCACGACCGAGCCGCAGCGTGGCGACGCTGAACCGCAGGTTCGCACGAGCGAAACCCGCACGCAGCCGAAGGCCAATGCTCCCGCTGCGCCCGACACCGAAGCGGTCGCCACCCGCGCCCGCGAGGCCGAGCGCGATCGCGTCTCCACCATCTACGATCTGGCCGGGCGGCTGAACCTCGAGCGCGGCTTCGCCGAGGATCTGGTCAAGCGGGGCGTCAGCGTCGACGAATCCCGCCGTCTGATCCTCGATCAGGTCGCGGCGAAGTCG